TATTATGGCTTGCGAGAATGGAGAGTGTGTTGTATATGAAGAATATGACAAATCAAAATATCTAAAAATTCTTGTTAAGTATATTAAAAAGTTTCTAAACGACAAACTTTCTAATATTTCTTGACATTTGTTGGAATATTTGGTATTATTAATTTCATTATTATAAGATTTTTATGCCCACAATACTGGAAATAATGAATAATAAAATAGAAAAAGAGTTCAATAAGATTCTGGGCGAAAAATTTGTTTGTCCATCTAAGTTTGCTCAGGAAATTGAAAAAATTGTCCAAGAAAACGATGATGTAAATTATATTGATGCCATTATCATCTTTTGCGAAAGAAATGGCATTGAATTAGAATCAGTTCCAAAACTTCTTTCAAAACCTTTGAAAGAGAAAATTAAATATCAAGCAATGGAACTTAACTTTTTGAAAAAAACATCTAAGGCACGTTTAGTATTTTGAAATTGGATCCCCTGAATTGCTATAAGACTTACCTTGCTCTCAAAAATCATTTTACAAAACCAAAATATGATTATTTGAGGTATAATGGTAAAGTAAAGGCATCTTTGCAAGCATTCTATAAACGTAAAGATAGAATGTGGTTTGAAAAAATGAGTAGGCAGAAAACTGATGAAGAAATCGTCAGTTTTTTTGTTGCCAATTTTGTTTTATGTAATGATCCAGAATCTTTATGGATCGGAGAAATAATTAATGAAGGAGAGAAGAGATTTTCTCTTTGGAAGAAAAGAACTCAATCTCTTTCTTATGTCTTTAAAGAGGAAATTGAGAAACTTTTTAGTGAAAATTCAATTGAAGACTTATTTACAATTAAAAATGGAAGTCATCCAAAAATATTAAAGGTATTTTTGCAAGGAAATATATCATTAGAGACAATGGTCATTCTTGATTCTATTTTTGGATATAGAAAAAACTTTGATAAAAAATTGGATGACCCTATTTGGAAGTTTGTATCAATGAGAATTTTAAAGTATTCACCATTTATACATATTGATATATTTAAGTACAAAAAACTATTAAAGGAGACAATATTGTGAGTTTCTTCGAATCAGAAGTTGTAAGAGCAGAAATGGCAGAAATCTCTGAATTACAAGAGGAAATATATCACAATGTATATAAGTTCTTTATGATGAGTAAAGAAGAAAAACTTCAGCACGTTGATTTGCTACAAAAACTTCTGGAAAAGCAGCAAATTCTTTATACTAGGATGAGTCTGTCGGACGATCCAGAAGCAAAAGAAATGAAAGAAAAGGTTTTAGAATCTGCTGAAGCAATGGGAATTCCAAAAACTTCTGATATTAATATGATCTTTAGTAATATGTCAAGACTTATTGATACGATGAAAAAGGCTATTGACCAGGACTGAGGTCCGTGCTATCATAAGCAAGCGGCTAGGGAATCCGCACCAAAGCAAACCCCACAGGCCAAATACTAACAAATACGAGGTACAAAATGTCATTCGAAAGTCTTAAGAAGCAGTCCAAACTGGGTTCTCTCACCAACAAACTGGTGAAAGAAGTTGAAAAGATGAACAATGGTCCTAGCAGCGCAGATGACCGTTATTGGAAACCCGAAATGGATAAGAGCGGTGTTGGTTCAGCAATTATTCGTTTCCTTCCTGCTCCAGAAGGTGAAGACCTTCCTTGGGCAAAAATCTTTTCTCACGGATTCCAAGGAAATGGTGGTTGGTATATCGAAAATTCTCTGACTACTCTTGGTCAGAAAGACCCTGTAACTGAGTATAATCGTACTCTTTGGAACAGTGGTAATGATAAGGATAAGGAAACTGTTCGTAAGCAGAAGCGTAAACTATCATATTACTCCAACATCTATGTCGTAAAGGATCCTGCAAATCCTCAGAACGAAGGTAAAGTTTTCCTGTTTAAGTATGGTAAGAAGATCTTTGATAAGATCATGAATGCTATGCAACCAGAGTTTGATGATGAAGATCCGATCAATCCTTTTGATTTCTGGTCTGGTGCAAACTTCCGCCTGAAGATTCGTAAGGTTGAAGGTTACTGGAATTATGATAAATCTGAATTTGATCGTTCTAGTGCTCTGTTTGATGATGACGATGCTCTAGAGACAATCTGGAAAAAGCAGTATTCTCTTGCTGCCCTTGCTGCTCCCGATCAATTCAAGACCTATGAGGAACTTGAAAAGCGTCTGAATTATGTTCTTGGTATTGGAAAAGTTGCTCCAAAAGCATCTACTTATGAACAAGAAGATGCATTGGAGTCTTATTCCCAACCTAAGAACCGTGAGGAAGATGTCCTGAAAGAACTGGAAGAATCTTACAATAAGAGTAAGTCACTCACTCCAGAACTTCGTGAAGAAATCAGCAGTCTTCCCAAATCCTATCGGGATGATGATGAAGATGAAGATGATGCAATGAGTTACTTTAAAAAACTGGTTGACGATTGATTAATCATTATATAATCTGATATTATCAACTCTCTTAAGGGTAGGCCCAATATATTGGGTACTACCCTTTTTATATTTTAACTTTGTTTCTACATCATCCAAAATTAAGGACAAATAATTTTCTTTCAGTAGAAAAATATTTCTTTTATTGTTTTCTAGTCTTTCTTCATATTCATAATTTGATATTTTATTGTAAACATTAAATCCAGAAATACTGGATATTTGAAGTTTTCCAGGATCATAATATTCTAATATAAAGTTTTTTGGAACAATTAATCCACTTTTTAAAATTAATTTTCCCAAAGAATCCCTAATTTCTTTAGTTTCATAATGATGAGTTGCATTTAACATACTATAAGATCCATATTTCTCAATTAAATAGGAATCAAAAGATTCTTGTGTTAGAGGCCATTCATCATAAAGATTTAAAATATTATTTGATAACATAACCACCCAATCTAATGTTTCATCATTATAGACTTTAAGTGCTATATTATCTGGCCTCTCATCTCCTACAATTTCATATCTTGTAAAATATGCAAGATCACCAAATATATCTTCCCTTATTTTACCTCTTGTGAAAAGGTTTTTTGTTTTTGTATATTCTGAGATTGAATTATCATCTCTACTAATATACTCTAAATTTGGTATGTTTCTAAAGTAAAGTGACATTTTTTACCATCCAGTTCCTACTAAACCTTCATCAAATTCATAATCATTTTCGTAAACTGGATCAATTTCTCCAAATGTCAAATTTAATTCGTACTGAGTCATTGATCCATCTTGATATGTCATATAATTGCCGTCTGGAGTATAATTTACAGCAATATCTCTCAATGCAGCGACTTTAATTCTATTTAGATATGGGTGATTACCATTATTTTGAGATCCATCACCTGTATAAACATAAGATATTTTGAAGACATTTGGTGCCAATAAGAATAATTGAGAGTTTGATAAACTTGGTGCCATACTCTTTTTAAACCACCTAATTATATCTCTTATAACAAGTGCCTCTCTTTGCTCTCTTGGTGTTAATTTAAAGTTGAATGTAAAACTTCTCAACATAGGACCATTGAAAAGAAGTTCTAAATTATTATTAATTGCTCCACCAACAGTTCTTGACAAAAGACCATTTGTTTTAACTGCCTGTTCAACGAAATAATTTTGAAGCATTAATTTCAATTCAGGTGAAGCAGAGTTATAAAGTTGCTGCAGTTGCGCGGCACCGCCACTAAATGATCCCAAAAACTTTCCCAAACTTCCTGATGCTGCAGTCTCAATTGTATTATATGCAGAGTTTGCAAATGCTGCAGTTATTGGATTTAGTTCTCCACCACCCCAATCAACGGACATTCCTTCAACAATACCAGATTGAATGGGAAGATATATTGATCCTAAAAGATTTCTAGTTCTATATTCCATTCCAGGAAGAGTAACTTGCCCTCTTGCTGCTGTTGCAGAATTTCCTAAACCAGATTTTTGATAACTTAAAATTTCAAATTTAATAAAATCTCCACCATTTGCATTTTTTCTGCTTATTGGATATATTAGAGTTTTATCTTTTTCTGCAAATGGACTATTATAATTGTTTATTCTACTTCCAATATCAGCATTTGCAGCATTTCCCTGATTGTTTGGATCTCCCGCATTTGGAGTAGACGTTGGACCATTTTGGGGGTCTGAATTTGCACCTGGCTGTGCTTGTGTTGTGGCCGCTGATGGACCAACATTGGCATTTTCTGCCAATTGCTTCAAGTTGGATTGCATCGCATTTTTAATCAATAATGTAGTATTTGCGTTATATCCAACTATTGAACTATTAGCAAACTCTTGAATACTATTATATTGTTTTACATTTCCAACTCCATCATCATATTTGTATGTTATTTTTCCATCAGTTTGAATAGCATAACTAAGACCCTTCAAACCTGGTGGGTTGTCACCAATTTTTGCCGTTGCACCTGGAACAACGGGGACATAACCAGTTGTATTACTTGAAGTTATTGTTGTTAATTTATTATTACCATTAGCATCTTTATATGCACTTGTGCCTCCAATATAAGTCACTCCATTTTCTAATGTTGTACTAGTTACATTCCAGAATGGCATTAGAATTCCTCCCTACTCGCAAGGGAACTAGCAATTTTTTTTACACTTTGTGTACTAGTCATTATGACTTGCAAGTTCTTTATTTATATTTATAGGCCCAATTCATCTTCTGTTATGATTTTGAATTCTAACATACGGTCTTTACACCATTCTGTTGCTGCTTTCCACTTGGCAACATTTTTTTCATATGTTAGTGCTTCCGTAATAAAGGTTTTATTTCTTTTTCTTGGGGTTTTAATCGGTCTTTTTGTTTGACTCTTTGGTTTAACTTCAATTACATATTTTTTTATTGCACCACTTCTTTCTTGTATCTTTACAAAGAAATCTGGAAAATATTTGTGAACTCTACCATCAACTGGAGAAACATAAGGAATAAAAAATTCTTCACTTCCCCATTCTAAAATATTAACTTTCCTATCACAATATCTCATAAAACGAAGTTCCCAAGAACTTCTGTATATAATATTTCTTACATCACCTTTATATTTTTCTGGATTCTGTGGATGAAATTTTCCTTGATGATACTTATCTCTCATTTCCTTACTACATAATATATAAGTAAAGGTATTTATTTTAGTGCTATGCCATTAGCTAGACATTATAATGTGTCAGAGATTAAGCAAAAGTTATTGCATCCAGCACAAACTTCAGTATATGCTGTTGAAATTTTGACTAAAAGAAATATTAATAATTTTGTTGGAGTCAATTTACCAAAGGATCAGGAGGCTATTAATTTGGCTTGTTGTGAAGCAAGTCTCCCTGGATCCAGTTTAGCAACACATGAAGTCAATAATGATTATCATGGAACAAGTGAAAAAATGGCATATCGTAGAATATATGATGATACAATTGATTTGACTTTTTATGTTGATTACAGATATAACACTCTTAAATATTTTTTAGGATGGATGAGTTTTATCGTTGGTGAAGGAAATTACTTTGGTCAAGATGAGTACACTGATCCAACAACTTTTTATAGAATGACTTACCCAAAGTCATATAAAACAAGAATTAGACTTTTAAAATTTGAAAAGGATATTACAAAATCGGCACCAAAATATAAAATGGGATATAACTTTATAGATGCTTTTCCAATTAATATTGCATCAACACCAATTTCTTATGAACAAAGTGATTTATTAAAAGTAACTGTATCATTCTCATATACTAGATACGTGGTTAAAAGTAGATTTAGTCCATATACAGCAACTGCAAGAGTTGGTCCAGCACCATCAACAAGTCCATCAGAACAAGCTTCTGCAAATTCAAGTTATTTTGATTATACTGAGGATCTACCAGTTTTTGAGCAGGATGCAAATTTCTCACTCTCAGATGCACCAACTCTCAATACTGCTGCTCAAAATCTGGTAGATAATCCATTCACTACAAATACAAATGGACCAAGATTGAATCCTGACAGTTCCATTCCTCAACAGGATTTGAACCTAATACGTGATGAACAAAATATAAGAAGTACTTTTAATATCTTTTAATAACAACAATAAATAAAACACCTGAATACATCATTCAATAAACAATGCCATTACCAAAGATTTCGACGCCAACTTATGAGTTGGAATTGCCCTCAACTGGTCAAAACATTAAGTATAGGCCATTTCTAGTTAGAGAAGAAAAACTGTTAGTTCTTGCACTAGAAAGCGAAGATACAAAAGAAATTACAACTGCAATTAAAACAGTTATCAAAAACTGCATTCAAACCAGAGGAGTAAAAGTAGAATCGCTTCCCACATTTGATATTGAATACTTGTTCTTAAATATTCGTGGAAAATCAGTTGGAGAAGTAATTGAGGTTAATCTAATTTGTCCTGATGACAATGACACAACCGTAAAAAAAGAAATTGCGATTGATGAAATTGAAGTTAAAAGAAATGATGATCATACAAATAAAATAAAAATTGATGATAGTTTGATGATGGAAATGAAGTATCCATCACTTGAACAGTTCATTAAGAGCAATTTTGATTTTTCTGCTAATACAAATAATATGGATCAATCATTTGATTTGATTGTTTCTTGTATTGATAAAATTTACAATGCTGAGGAAGTTTGGTCATCTTCTGATGTCACTAAGAAAGAACTTGTTGATTTCTTAGAACAGATGAATTCAACTCAGTTTAAGCAAATTGAGAAGTTCTTTGAAACTATGCCAAAATTACATTATTCAACTACTATCAAAAATCCAAATACCAAAATTGAAAGTGAGATTGTTTTAGAAGGACTTTCTAGTTTTTTCGGGTAGCCATGGTCCATATGGACCTTGCTAACTATTATAAGTTGAATTTTGCCTTGATTCAGTATCATAAATATTCATTGACTGAGATTGAAAATATGATGCCTTGGGAACGTGATGTATATGTTTCATTATTGGAACAGCACTTAGAAGAAGAAAGGCAAAAACAACAACAAAAGAGTTAGTAATTCATGGCAGCCGAGGATCCAACCCAAACTAAAACCCAAATTATAGATCCAGAAATTGCCAAACTTCTTGGGTTGGAAGATGACTTTGACCTTGATTATGATGATTATTTTTCTCTCCTTCGAGAAAAAATAGCAAAGGCTGCTTTTGAAAAAGACTCAAAGTTATCCGAGGAAGATTTGGCAAAACTTGCCAATGAGAGAAAAAGAATAAGAGATTTAAAAGATTATACATTTACTACTCCACCAAAGAAAACAGTAAATGTAGATAGTTTCTTTGGAAGAAAAAAAGAAGAAGAAAATAAACCAATTACAGACACATCAAAACTTTTAGCAGGTTCTCCAGGAGCAACAAAGGCAAGTCAGGCAGAACCAAAAATTGATGACGTAGAAGAGCAAAAAGATAATAAAGTTGATAAATTATATAAGTTTGTAAACGGCGATCTTTTAAGTATAGTCAAAGAGATTCGTAGTCTTACAGAAGATATTGTAAATATTTTTAAAAAGCAATCACAAGCAAATAAAAAATCACAAGAAAGAAATAGAATTCAACAAAATAAAGAAAAAAAGGCAGGAAGAGAGTCTAAATTAGAATCAAAAAAACAAGATTCAAAAGGATCAAAATTACTTAATAAAGTTACAAAACCATTTACGAATATTTTTGATACTATAAAAAACTTTATTGTGATGGTCCTTTTGGGATCAGCAGTCCAATGGTTAATGGCTGTTATTGAGAATCCAAAAATTCTTTTGCAGCCAATACAAGATTTACTTGATGGTATTGTTGGAGTTTTTAATGGTATTCTACAATTTATTGATAATAAACTTATTCAACCAGTAAGAGGATTTATTGATTCTATAAATTCCGCCATAAGTGGATTTATTGATATGATAAATGGTGCACTTAGGTTTATTCCAGGATCACCACAATTGCCAAATGATCCAGATAAGGGAGTTGTTCCAAATATTCCTGCAATGCCCGAACTTCAAGCACCGGACATTGTTGGAAATAGAGAACCAGAACCACAACAATCTCAAGCACAACCACAGACTTCTCCTGGACCTGGAGTTAACGTAAAGTTTAGTGGTGGATCTATTAAACCAATTATTGCTAAGAATGCCGGTGGATCTATTACTAGACCTAGTCCCGTTCTTATTAAGAATATGGGTGGGTCTACAACTCCACTCCCAAGAAAAACTCCTACTATTGGAAATGATACTGTTTCAAATAAAGGTGGAGTTGTTAATAATGATACAGTGAATACAAAAATATCTGGATTAGGTCCAGATCAATACTTAACTGCACTTTCTCTTGGGGAATATGTCTTAAAACCTGGTGCCGTTGACTGGTTAGGTGGAGAAGATTATCTTGATAAAGTTAATTATATGTTTGGCGGAAGATCTGAAAGAAGAACTGCAAACGTTGGTGATATTAGTATTGAAGCAATGAACACGGGTGGTTCTGTTGGTGGTGAAGGAGGTCAAGGAAATAGAG